AGAGTACACAGAGGGGGATCTAATGGCGTGTAATACATCTAAATACAATCTGGGGATTAGGAATATTCTCCTTGGGAGTGACCGTGTGCAAAAGTTTTGCATTACGACCAAAGCAGACGTTAGTCAGTCACTTGAGAATAAATACTTTATCGTTCACGAGCCAGTGACTCAAGATAAGCATTATTTTTGGTATGAGGTTGGTGGATCAGGAGGAACAGATCCTGCTGTCCCAAATGCTACTGGACATAAGATTAGTATTGCTACCGATGCTACGGCAAGCGCAGTAGCCACAGCCACACAAGCCGTGCTAGACGCTCTTACTTGGCTTGTAGCAACTGTAGACGGTTATCATATCGAATGCGAAATGACTGCTGATGGTTATGCTTACGAAGCTCGTAATGCTTTAGCTTCTGCAAGTTCACCTAAGTTTAATTTTGAAATTGTTCAATTCGGATCTGTTCAAGAAGACCTAGGAGCAACAAACGGAGATATTACTTTTACTGTTGAAGAACAGACTAAAGAAATTAAATCTCCACAGACTGGTGATATGGTTCTAGGTGAGATTCGTAGGGGAGCTACTGTTGGTGCATCTTTTGAATTGAAAGATACTTCAGCAGCTTCAATCAGAAGAGCGCTTAACTTTTACGGTGGAACAATCGTAACCGATGATGCTTCAAGCACTGTTCTAAGTGGATACGGAACATCTAATCTATTTAAGTCTACTGAGGATGTCGCGGATCAATTGATTCTTCGTCCTACCGATAAGGCCGCAGATTCTGATGCAAGCGAAGACTTTACAATTCATAAATCTAAACTTAAGCTTGGTGAAATGACTATGAGTTCAGAGAATGAGTTTGTTCTTCCAATTGAGGTAGTTGGTTACCTTGACACGAGCAAGAGCGCATTCGCTAACTTGTTTAGTTACGGTGATGCGTCTGCACTTCCTGACGCGTAAGGGGTAGAGCTTGGAATTTGTAGTTAAGCCAAAGAAATTAAATCTTAAGATGGATGGGAAATCGTACGAGATGCGGTTTCCCACTATCGGAGAACGTCGAGTATTTTTTGCAAAATTAAATGAGTGTCCTCCTGAAAAATCTTTAGATATGTGGATTGAATTATTTGCTCAACTTGGTCTTCCTGTTGAAGTAAGCGATTCAATGGATGCTTCAGATTTTTTTAGTTTGATTGACTTCATTTCGGATGTAAAAAAAAACCAGACAGCTTAGATGTATTTAAGGCTCAATTAGCATGGTTTTATGGATGGACTGATTCATATATTGAATCTTTGGACGTTGAGACGGCTAATTTATATTGGCAATGCATAACGATCATTGACGCGCAAAGGACGCTTGTTCAATTAAAGATCGAAGATTTCCCGCACATGAAAGACACAGATAGACAGAAGTTTCATAAACAAATTGAAAAACTATCTAAACCAGTGTCAAAATCAAAAGAGAAGAAGCTCACGAATAAAGAGCTGGCCGATATACTAAGGAGAAGGTAGACGTGGCAGATAATAGAATAGAACTTGAAATCGTACTAGATGACGGGTCTATTAAAAAAGCTTTTGCCAATATCAAAAAAGAAGCTAAGGAAACTGGTGATAGCGCGAAAGAGTCATTTAAAGATTTGTTCAAAATTGACGGTTTAGCTGATTTAAATGCTGGCCTATATTTGGCTAAAAAAGCAATACAATCATTCATTGATTCTATGAATGCATTGAAGACAGCGGCAGCCCAGGGAGAACAATTAAAGGCCGTTGGTCAGAGATTTGAATTAATAGCAAAACAGGCAGGATTAATTCCTGATGCCTTGGCTGGAAAAATAGATCTTGCTGTTGGCGATGTTGTTGTTCTTGATGAAGCACTTAAATCAGCGTCAAAGGCCATTATTAATTTGGGATCTAATGGTAGTAAAATTCCTGAAATATTTGAATTAGCAAGAAAAGTTGCAGTTCAATATGGTGGAGATACCATTGAAAGATTTGAGCAAATTTCATCTGCAATAGCTTCAGGTAATTTAAAAACATTAAAAGAAATAGGATTAAAAACAGACGCTACAAAAGTAATCAAAGAGTATGCCGAAGCTCACGGTGAATCGGCTGATAATATTGGTGAACTTAGAAGACAACAAATTTTATTAGAGGCAGTTTTATCAAGAGGAAATACGGCATTTAAAAATGTAACTGAATCAACTACACCATTAACTACAGCATTAGAAAAAAATAAGACTGCATGGGGTGAGTTAAAAGATATAATAGATACTGCAATCAACAATACTCTTGGATCTTCACTTAAGGCAGCGACTGAAGGAACAACAAGATTTCTTGGTGAGCTTACTGTTAAAATAAAAAAAGCATTTACAACTGAAACGATAACAGCAAAAGACAACATAATTCAATTAAGAGAACAGATTGACAATCTAACGAGATCAATTCAATTAAATGAAGTTCGCGGATTTCCTACAGAAAATCTAACAAAAGAATTAGAGGAAAAGCGCAAGTTGCTTGCGGCAAATGAAAAGCTAGAGCAACAAAGAATTAATACAATCTCAAGCAGAAAAACACTTAGTAATGAAACAGATAAAAACACAGAAGCAATAATTAAACAGAATGAAGCAATTCAAAACGCGACAGTAACAAACGAAAAATTTAATAATGGTTTTTCAAATACAATAAAAGATATGACCAACGGATCTAAGTTGATTTCTGGAATAGCAACAACTGCCGTTAATGGATTAACAAATGCTTTTGCTGCTTTTGGTGGTGCTTTGGTTACTGGTAAAAACGCATTCGCTGAATTTGGAAAAGGCATTCTAAAAACTATTGGTCAATTGGCTATAATGATAGGTCAATTCATGGTTTTGGTTGGTATTGCATTTGAATCTGTAAGTTTTTTAGGTTTTCAGGGCGCTGGCGCTATCGCGGCTGGTTTAGGATTGATTGTTCTTGGTGGTGCGCTTCAAGCAATTGGTGGGGCTTCTGGAACAGCCGGAACTGCAGATGCTGTTGGTGGTGGTGTTGGTGCGGGTTCATCTAGTATTGCAAACACAGATTTAACTGAACCACAACAATTACAGAGAGAAGTTGGAACAACAGTGAATCTAACTGTTCAGGGTGATATTTTCGACAGCGATGCTACGGGTGGAAGAATTGTAAATTTATTAAACGATGCTTTCGATAAGAATGGTGTTGTTGTTAGAGGGGCTACCGCATAATGGCTCTAATGACTAAAGCTAAGTTTTATTACGGTCCAGAGATTGAAGAAAATAATGCTTCGATTGATGTGAATGATGGCGGATTAGATTTTACTATTTCGATTCCAGTAAGATTATATTCTCCGAGTGAGCTTGCATCTTATGTTCAGGATGCTTTAAATGATTCAGGTGCAATTGAGTATTCTGTTTCGTTCGATAGAACAACTCGATTGTTTACTATTTCTGGAGATGCTCCTTTTGATTTATTGATTGGAAGCGGTCCCAATACTTTAAGCACTCTTTGGGATTACATGGGATTTACTGGCGTATCTGATTTGACCGGAGCTAGCACTTATACTGGAGATTCAGTTGTTGGTAGTGAGTTTGTTCCTCAATTTTATTTATTGGATTACGTTGATCTCGAGGATTGGCAAGAAGTTGTGGAAGCATCAGTGAACAAAACTGGATCTGGCAAGGTTGAGGTTATTAAATACGGCATAGAGAAGTTCACATCATTTGCTATTGAGTTCATTACAGACCAGAAAATGAAAACTACAGAGACATTAGAAAGTGATCCAAATGCTGTTTCTTCCGCTCGTGCATTCATGGTAGCCGCCACATCAAAGGGTATTGTCGAATTTATGAAAGACAGATCCGATGTTGACTCATATAGCCTTTTAATTTTGGAAAGAACGGAGCAAAATTCTAATGGTATAGGGTTTAAGCTTCAAGAGATGAAAGATTACGGAACTGGATTTTATAGAACTGGGCAATTAGTTTTTAGGGAGACTTCACTTTGAGTGTACTTAACGGACAAAAAGCGAACCAAAACACATTCAACAATGCCTTTGTTAGCAAGACAGCAACGACTGGAAACAATGTCACTGGGATTATTGGTTTAAATAATGGCGGATCTGGTCCAGCAATAACAAACGTTCAACAAGAGATTAACGACAAGATTGATTCAAGTGAAAAGGGTGCTCCGAACGGAGTTGCTGAGCTTGATGGAACTGGCAAGGTTCCTTCTGCTCAATTGCCTTCTTATGTAGACGATGTTTTAGAGTACGCCGATCTCGCATCATTTCCCGTGAGTGGTGAGACCGGAAAAATTTATATCGCTATCGACACAAGTAAAGCCTATCGATGGACTGGCTCAATTTATTATGAAGTTTCACCGTCTGAGGTCACTAGCGTCTTTGGAAGAACTGGCGCGGTTACCGCTCAATCTGGTGATTACACAACAACTCAAGTTACCGAGGGAACGAATCTTTATTTTACCGATACGAGAGCTCGTACTGCCGCTGTTGAAGATACTATCGTTGATGGCGTTACGAATAGGGCACCATCTCAAAACGCTGTCTTCGATGCTCTTGCGACAAAACAGGATACTGGAAACTACATCACGGCTTTGACTGGGGACGTGGCGGCTAGTGGGCCAGGAAGCGCCACTGCTACTATTCAAGCCGATTCGGTGAGCAATTCTAAACTCGCTAACATGGCGACTCAGACGATTAAGGGCCGGACTACTGCTGGAACGGGAGATCCTGAAGATTTAACGGCTACACAGGCTACGGCTATTTTAGACAATTTCGTGGGGGATTCTGGAAGTGGGGGCACAAAGGGATTGGTTGTTGCTCCCGCTGCCGGAGATGCAACAAAGTTTTTAAGAGGCGATGCCACATGGCAGACAGTAACAAGCGGAGGCGGCGGAGGTTCTAAAAATTATTTATCTACTGTTAATGGTGTAAATGGAAATGGTGATTTTGAATTAGGCACTACGAGCAAATGGTCTTTGTTCAACACTACTTTGACAAGTTTGATTCCTACGGGTGCTATATCATCAGGGGCCGCTTCTGTAACGACATTTAACACGGTTTCTAGTGGACAACTTGCCGGGACATATTCGCTTCAAACCGCATCAAGTGGCGCATGGTCTGCCGGACAAGGTTTCATCACAGACGCATTCACAATTGATTCAGAAGACAAAGCCAAAGTAATTACATTTAAGGCTTATTATTCTGCTATTTCTGGATCATCAAATATCAATTTTTCTGGCACGAGTTCAAATACATTCGCAATTTATGTTTATGACGTTACAAATTCGGCATGGATTCAACCTGCAGGTGTTTACGGAATAAATCAATCCAGCGGCGCGGGTTACGTTACTGGTACTTTTCAAACAACTTCAAACTCTACTCAATATCGTCTCGCAGTATTGGCAGTAAATGCATCAGCTGGTGCTGTGACAATGTACTGGGATGATTTTAGTTTCGGTCCTGAAACATCACCAATTGGTGTCCCTGCTAAGGATCTAGCCTTATTATCAGTTACCGCAACATCATTAATTGCAGCTACGACTACGAACCCAACTTTTGGGACTACTTCAGTTAATCGAGTTTTAGCTGGTAGAATCGCTGACCGTGGACTTGTTAAGTATGAGATTATTTATACATCAGCGGGTACGGCTGGGTCAGGTGACTATTTATTTTCCCTTCCATCGGGGTATTCTTTCGATCCTAACTTTGTAACATATTACACAACCGTAGAGGGTTCCGGTGACTTCTCATTTAGGGGTAGTATTGTTGGTAAAGCTGGTGGGGATTTCCAAGGTAACGCCGATTTTAACGGTTTTTGTGTTGCTTATGATGCGACTAGATTTAGAATTTTTCAGCAACAAATAGCGACTGCCACTGCATCCAATGGCGTTGTAAGTTCAGCTACATTCGCGCCCGTTGGTACTTCAGGATCTTACTGGTGCGAAATTGATGCAAAAATGGCTGGATGGTCAGCTAATGTTCAAATGTCGAATGATACAGACACTAGGGTTGTTGCTTGTTACGCAGCCAGAACAACAACACAGTCAATCCCAAACAACACAGAAACAACAATAATTTTTAATAGCGTATCATTTGATACACACGGTTCATATAATAATAGCACTGGAACTTACACTGCTTTTGTTTCTGGATATTATCAAATTGAGGCGCTTGTAGAATTTGACGGAAATGCTACTGGACAAAGGTACATACACGTTTATAAAAATGGTACGACCAAGTTTAATCTTGCGTATGCTGGAAATCTTGCGACGGTAGCAACCATTCCTACAGGATCAACTACAATACAATTAAACGCGGGTGATACTTTTGTAATACAAGGTTTTCAAAATAGTGGTGGGGCTTTAAATATTGGGTCTAATGGAAATCAATACAATCATTTCAGTGTGTTTAAACTTTCAGGGCCATCGGTAATAGCTGCTAGTGAAACAGTTACGGCATCTTATGTGAGAACAACAACTCAAACGATCACGAACGCTGCCGCTGATAATACAATGATTTATGATTCTAAGTTAGATGATTCCCACGGTGGGATGAATACATCTAATGGTAGATATTCGATACCAGTTTCGGGTAAGTATTTAATTGACGCAAGTGTATTTTATACTTCTTTCACTCCTGCATCCGGTAACGTATTCGGGATGAGATTTATAAGGAGAAATTCTTCTGGTACTTCTTTACAAGATTTTTATAAGGATGTTTTCACTTGCGCTTCCACTCAAACCTTAGAAGTTAGCAATAGAGCATTCCACCATTTCAGATGCAACGCTGGTGACACACTTGAAGTCGTTGTTTATCAAACGAGTTCAGCATCAAGAACCACAATCGCTAATATAAATTTTGTTAATATTGCAAAGGTAGGAAATTAATCTATGGCAACATATTCGAGCAACACGACAATAAAAATTCAAACAGCTATTTCAAATTCAACTACATCTGGAACACTTTATACATGTCCAGCAAATTCTTATGCGATTGTTCAAGTATCTTACAATGGAAATTCTGCTGATGTTCTTAGTATTGGTGGACAAGATTTAGTAAAGAGTGGAAACAGCGGGCAGTTTACTGGAATTTATGTAGGACCGGGACAGGCTGTTATATATATGCCAAACATATCAGGAACTGGAAAAATTTCTGGAGTAGAATTTAAAAACACGCCATGATTGATTGGTTCAATGAATCTCAAACGATTTTAGGATTAGTCGGAGTGATCATTGGATGCTCTTCATGGTTAGTTAAAAAAGCTTTTGATTCGCATAATGAGTTGATGCTAACAAAACTTGAAAATCTTGAGGGGTTTATGAGTAATGCTAGTTTCGATATTAACGATTCAAAAAACAGACTTCATTCGATTGAAAAAGATCTCGCGGTTTCAAAAACTGAAACTAGCGGTATGTTCATTCGTATTGAAGAAATACTAAAAATGATCCGCTTAGAATCTGCCAAAAGTATGGATAGAATAGAATCACTAGAAGCCCATGCCTTTGTCAGAGCAAAAGCGGTAAATAAGAAAAGGAAAAAAGATCATGTTTGATTTAGAACATAAGATGAAATACGAAGCTGGTAATATTTCTTTCGTTGTTGACGTTAAGAATGAAGCTGGCGAAATCGTTGGTTACAACCACACTTCAATCAGTGCTGTAATGGCGATCAAAGCTATTATTGAAGCTTCACCAACTAAGGTAGATGATATTCTTTTGCCTTACCTAGAAACTCTTTCTAAACTTATTCCATCCAAGGAAGTTTAGACCGATGAGCGCGATTAAATTATTCCAGCTAGGAGATTTCCTTCCATGAACTTTCTTAGCTGGATCGCGTCTATTTTCATTGAAAAATTCATCAAGTATTTTTGGATTAAAGTCAGCGAACTTACTAAGCATGTGATTGATGAGATTAAATTATCTAAGCTTAAAAAAATTGATGAACAAAATGCAGAAAAATATAATAAGGTGATCACAAGTGACAAAGCCACTGAAGAAGAAATCATTAAAGCCACTACTGACCTGCTTAATGGCAGTGACAATAAGTAGTTGTGGAAGCACTCCAGTACCTCCAAAACCAATTTTATACGTTCCGATTATTGACAGGACAGTTTGCTCTGGGTCTGATTGCGTTATCAAAAATGAATGTCATGAGTATCATGTTGTTGGAAATTCTATTCCGGCGGTTTACGAGTTCTACGCTTTTCATCCGTTAAAAAAGTGTGATGGAATTTTTGGAGTTGATGCTAATGATTTAGTTCAGATTAAAGATTATACTAGAAGGCTTAGAAAATATATTGAGGGATTGCAAGCCAATCAATGCTTTGAATGAGTGATGAAGAAATAAAGACAAAGGTTAGTGGGCTTAAGGTTATTGAAGATGCTGGAAATCTTCCAAGATGGATGACATTTGCAATCAAAGAGCTAGGTCAAAAAGAAATTGTAGGCAATCAACATAATCCTCGCATTTTGGAATATCATAAAACGACTTCTCTAAAAGCTAATAATGATGAAACAGCATGGTGTAGTAGTTTTGTTAATTGGTGTTTGAAGCAAGCATTCATTAAGGGTACTGGCAGAGCCAATGCGAGATCATGGCTTGATTGGGGTTACCCTTGTTCTGATAATGTTTTAGGTTCAATAGTAGTGATGACAAGAGGTGATAATCCAGCTAATGGTCATGTGGGGTTCTTGGCTGGTTTCGATGATACTAGCGTCTACATTCTAAGTGGAAATCAGGATAATATGGTTAAGTACAAAAAGTTTGACCGTTCTATTGTACTTGATTACAGATGGCCATTTTGGGGGTTAGAATAATTGCATGGCTTATGCGTTAACGGATCGAGCAAAACAATCATTAGATAGAACCCAAATTGAGCCTAACATTGTTCTGACGATAAAGGGTTACCCTTATTATTTCGGTGCTGACAATGTTTTTGTAGAAGCGTTTATCGGTCAAGAAGGTTTGGAAATTGGTAACTTCGACATTGGTGGTACATTCATTTCAGAGTTCTCGAAGGATTACATTTCTCTCACTGGATCGACTAACTCAGTATCTCATCAATTGGAGCCTGACAAAGGTGGTGCGACATCAACTCAGTCGATGAAAATTAAGATCACTGATTTTAATCAAGAAGTAACTAAACTCATATCACCAGGATTTGAGATCGAAGATATTTTGTATCGCGATGCTAATGTATATTTGGGGTTTAAAGGCGGCGCATTTCCAGAAGATTACATTGATTTATTTTCTGGAAAGGTTCAAGCGATTAAATCACAGGGGTCGGCAATTGAATTAACGATTGCACATCCAGAAGATTTGAAGCGTTCTGAAATATTTCCAAAGATCGACACGGTTTTAACACAAGATTTAGATTATTTTTCAGTTACCATTCAAGATTTAAGATACACGCAGAGAGGTGATTTCTCTGGAACGGCTCAGGTTCGATATTTGTCTAATCCATTTTCAGGAGATACGGCAATAGTTTCTGTAGGTGGTAATCTAATCACGGTTCAGATTGATACGGCTGCAACAAAAGCATCGACAATTAAGCGAGAGTTAGAAGCCAGTAGTGCAGCGATGCAGCTAGTGTCCGTTAAAATAGTTGGGAATGGTGCCAATGTTCAAGCGGCTCAAGCGATTACAACACTCACGAGCGACAACGAAGTCTTTGTTGAAAGTGTCACTGGTTTTCTTAGCCCTGTTACTCCATTATTCAGAACTTATTTAAAAATAGACGATGAGATTTTAGAATACACTGGAATAGACACTATCGCTAATAAGTTCACTGGAGTGACTAGAGCAGACCTTGATTCATTCGGGGACTACCATGATACTGATGCACAGGTTTCTAGTTTTTATAAGCTTGGCGATAATACTGAAGATAGCAATGCTATTGATCTAACGCTTAAATTGTTAATGAGTGGTGGAGATGAATTTTATGCTGACACAGTATCTGCCAACGATTTTGTAACGGTAGGATTAGATACATACACAAATGGAATTTTGTTTAGATCGCAAAATTTAATTAGGACGCTTAACATCAGAGTCGGTGATTACATCACCACTGAGGGTGCAACTAATGGCGCTAATAATGTTACTGAAGAGTTGATCGAAGATATTTTTCAGCATGAATTGGGAACTGTGATCCTGGTCTCTGGTCAGACATTTGTTTACGAAACTGAGAGCTCTTGTGTTGCAAAATTCAAATCGCAATATGCGACCTTGCCTGATGGCGTTGGCATGGTTCACAATCAGGTAGACATCGACAGATTTGAAGAGATCAAAGCCAAGTATGGTTCATCTTTAATGCCTTATGAGTTCTATTTAAAAGACACCGTGACAGTTAAAGAATTTATTAACGAATCAATTTACCTGCCGTCCACACTATACGCCGTTCCAAGAAAGGGCCGTGTATCTGTTGGAATTACAGCTCCACCTCTTTATGAGAATGAATCTAAAATACTAGATCCCACGACGATTAAAAAGCCTTCTGATATTTCAGTCGACAGAAGCGTTAATAAAAATTTTTATAATGCTATCGTATACAAATACAATGAAGATTCAGTCACTGATAAATTTAAAAACGGTCGTGTAATCCTGTCGAATGAAAGTACGAACCGAATCAACGCAGCCACAAAACCATACACTATCCAGGCTAACGGATTACGGCCTGGGGCATTTACTAATCAAAATATAGAGAGAAACGCTAGAAGGTATCTTGAGAGGTACAAATTCGCGGCTGAGATGATTCCGGTGGAACCAGATTTCAAGACTGGTTTTGAAATTGAAGTTGGTGACACTGCAATTTTTGGCGGCAACGATTTAAAACTTTCTGATTCTAAAAAAGGGAGTAGAGATTTCAGCCCTAGGATTTTTGAGGTTGTGAATAAAGAATTTAATTGGGTCAAAGGTTCAATTAAGCTTTCACTCGTTGACACTAATTATTCTACTGGAGTTAGATATGGCGTGTGGTCACCGTCTAGTAAGATTATTTCTGGTTCGACTACATCAGTGATTAATATTCAGGATTCATACGGCATTAGCACTAAAGAGCGCGACAAGTGGAATAAGTATATTGGTAAAAAAATTAGAGTACATTCGCCGGATTATTCTTATGATGAGCTCACTGTTTTACAGGGTTTTAGTGCGGTTGATGATTACAAGATGCTGGTTTCTCCGGCGTTGCCTTCGGCTCCTTTAAGTGGGTATGTTGTTGATGTTCCTAATTACGATGATATTCCTGAAAAGATTAATGATCTTTATAAGGCAATAAATGTTTTCGTAACGCCTACGCTTTATGTAACGAGTGGAACATCGGGATTGGTCTTTGATGTTTCTGTTTCTGATGCGGCAAAACTTTTCGTTAATTCATATGTTAGGGTCCACGATGAAACTTATGATATTAGAGATTCAGGCGTTGCTGGAATACAAGTTGAAAGCATTGTTGGAACTACAGTGACTTTAAAAAAGACTTTGGGATTTACGCCAATAGCTGGAGATTTAATTAACCTAGTTGGTTTTGTTAGCGATGAAGGTAATGCTTACGTTTGGGCATAAGGGGGAATAATGGCTGATGTTACACCGTTAAAACAGAATTTGCAGGAAGAGGATTTGAAATCTGGAGCTGCCGCCAGTGAATCGACCATGGATAAAGTCGGTAGCTCTGTAAATTTTTGGAACAACTATTATGAGGGTGGAAGATTTTGGATCATAAATGGTCCATACGATATTACATCAGTGCCAGATAATGGAATTGATGGATGGGTTCCGTGCCCATTTGATATGGAAATATTTGGAGTGTTCTTTGCTGGTTTTGAATCTGGTACATCTGGAACAAGTGAAATTGACATTTTGAAATATCCAGTTGGCGGAGGATCTCCAGTGACAATTTTTACTACTCGACCAGCGGCTCCGGCTTCTGTTGGTGATGATTTCATTATTCAGACTGAAGAAATTCCAAGTTATTCAATCGTTCGTCAAACTGTTGGAACGACTGCTCCGGTTCTTGTGAGCACACAGCTTGATAAGGGTGATGCGCTAAAATTGAATTGGGTAACTAAGGCAGTTGGTGGTGCGGGGTTAACGGTTGGTTTATTTATGAGACCTAGGTCATGATGGAAGATCTCGAGGCGATCTTGATGTTGGTTGTGTGTTTGTTTGCGTTGGTGATGTTTAATATTTATCTTGGTGCTTTATTACCTTGAGCACAAGGAGGTATCGAGCATTGCTGCCCGACCCTCGCATGACACGACCTTGGAATAGTTCAATTGTAAATTATTGTTGTATAGAAACAAGGTTTAAATTTAAGGAAGGAACTACTGCCCATTACTGGGAAGCATTCCCTCCTTAAAGCACACCCATCGTTGTCTCGGGGGGAGGCGATGGATTTTCGGAATTAACTTTTTTCTCGTGTTTAAAATCGTCTGCAAAAATGAAGTCGTCTTTTTTATGATTTCCCCATGATGTGATGAATTGAGATAAGCCTCTTTGAACTGCGATTTTGCAGTTGTGGCATTTGAACGCGTATAGGTGTTTAGTGATTTTGTGGTAGGCTTGTACGAACCCAGAATCGCGACATAGGCGGCAGTAAGTGTGAAAATTATTCATAATCCGACAATTCCAATCATATAATATAAGCCTTTTTCCAGTTTCATTTATCGGTCACAGTTTTTATTTTGTTTTAAACCCGCCTAGCATTCGTTTTAAGACATTACTTATGCTTTTTGATGGTATGACCGCATTCTATTTCAAACGTCTAAAAATGCCAAAAAACGCGCACTAAACATTAAGTTGATTAAAACGGTACGTCTTCATTAAACATAGGAAACTTGTCAGTTGTTTCATTCTTCGGTAGGATTTCAAAAAAATTGCAACAAACTTCCGTAGCCCATTGACCCTCGTACTTTCCAGCTTTGATCTTCGATGTACGGACGGTCCCCAAAAGCCTTAATCGGTCGTTTAACGAAATTTTCATGCATTCTTGATGAAATACCTTAACGGTGACAGAACCAACCCTAGAACCGTCTTTAAACTCGACGAACAAATTCGCCATTGGGCTGCCCTTGTCCCGGCCGTAAATCTTAGGTTCTGTTTTAACTATTCCAACAATCTCGACTTTATTCATACAGCATTATCCCTTTCGTAGATTCAAATTATCCTCAAGGAAACCGCACCGAGGCGAAGTATGAACCCCGATGCGGAAACACTACGATTTGGATAATATGAACTCAATTTTTCTAAACTCAATAACGATTCTTTTCAAGAAGTAAATTCTAAATTTTTCATCGTTGCATGAACCACGTTTGAAACCGCTGTAGGTTCGGGAAGCGCGGGGCGCTCATCAAGCTGCCCACGTTTTGCAAGTTTGATAATTGTTTTTGAATACTCGCGAATCTGAGCGCGATACATTCCTTCGTTTTCGTGGGTCATTGTTTCGCATAAATGTTTCCACCCGCCCATTCTAGTCACAGCCTCCCATCCGAGCTCGCCGATGTAATCTTTTGCGCGTTCTTGATTTGTGTAACCAAATTTTGAAATTGCAGTGATTACAGAATTAGCAACATCTTGAGAATTGTCATCAGAATTAATTTCCGGTTCTATCTTTGATCGGATGTCTGATGGGTATGGAAATCCTTTTTCAGTCCGACCCCATTTATTTAATATGTTTAGTGTATTGTTAAAATCTAAATCGCTAATGTCTTCCACCATCATTATTAGCGCCTGTGTTGATAATACCTTGCCAGTGATCTCGGCACGAATGGCTAATATATTTGCAATTTGTTTTTTTTGCTCAAAATTCATTTTTGGTTCCTTTCATAAAATATTCTCCTGCTTCTTCGGCAGCTTTTTTATTTGATTGCGTCTTGTCGAGTTGATTGAGTTGGGCATTGGTTACACTAATTCCAGTTCCTGCGAAATGATTTATTTCTGCAAGGTTTGTTAAAATCAAATCAAACGCATGGCGCTTTTTAATAAACCACGAATCATTCATTTGCATAAAAGCATTTATTAAATAAGTTGACTTTTTAAGTCCGTGATCTCTGATTAGGGTCTTCGCATTCCCAACCCATTTGCCAGACATTGAAACATTTGTTTTATATTTTGTTTTCCACGCATCGCAATAATGAGCAATCAAAAGTTTAACATCTTCATTCGATTCTGTTTTAACAGAATCATCATTTCGCAACGTTCTTTTTTCTTCTTTCTTTGATTCTTTATTCTTATATTCTTTATTCTTATATTCTAGGCGCGCTCTCGGCGCGGCGTTGTCGCGCGCTTGCCGCGCTCTACGTTGGTCTCTATCTAATGATTCCAACAACTTAGGCAATTCAATTTTCAACTCATTATCAACTCTTTCCCAAGAAAGTAGAGAAAATGTTTGGAAAAAGTTCAGAATTTCCTCAACTTTTGTTCTGGAAATCCTCAACTTTTGTCTGACCAATCTTTCGGAAAAGCTGAACTTTATATGAACATTTGTATAGGTTTCGTTCTGGTTTTTAGTCATCTTTTCAGCACACATTTCCAGCAATATAAACCATGCAGCATAACCAAGGTGCCCGAACCGATTCATAGCCTCAATGATCACAGTGTTCTCATTCGCATTCGTAAAATGTTTGAAATATTCCATTTATTAAACAACCCCCAAGATCAAATAAAAACGCCCCACCAGAGTGCAGCTAGTGAGGCGTTCTTGCGATTGGTTTTACTCATTATAAGAAAACCAAAATTTTTTCTGCACTAATTTACGAATCAATTATTACATTATCGCGATTAAGTCAAAATGCATATTTGAATTAACATAAACGAAAAAGTTAAGTAATCTTAACAAATGGCATGGAATAGATCGAGGTTTCAAAAGTATGGCGCAACAAGAGTAAAGCATCGCGGGTATTCTTTCGCATCGAAATTAGAAGCAGCGGTTTTCGATATTCTAAAGTTAAGAGAAAAAGCTGGAGAAATTTACGATATTAAAGTTCAACAAAGAGTTTACCTTTTAAAAGATCCTGATATTTATTATATCAGTGACTTTAGTTTCATTCATGACGATGTTTTGAAATATGCCGAGGCTAAGGGAATGGAAACTCCTGAATGGAAGATCAAGAAAAAGCTGTGGCAGCATTTCGGACCATCTGATTTAGAGATTTGGATGGGTTCTTACTCGAGACCTAAACTAATCGAGATTGTTAAGAGAAAATAATATTTCATTCCTCGATTATTTTTTACAATTGTTTTAAATTTATTGCATGGGAAATTTGAGCAGGGATGAAAGAGAAGCTACAACTCTAGGGGTAGTCGTTTTGATTGCGTTTATTTCAATAGGAGCTGTTTTTTATCATTGGATAATTTAATTATAATTTTCCCGGCCCGATAAAAACGGGTAACGGGATGCGAGAGTGGCTAAAAGCGGTTGACTCCGAAAGGTATTCGGAACCCCAATGCCGGGATGATGTAGGTTCGACTCCTGCACGAGCATTGGCCTCTCGCAAAAAATTTATGAAACGAAAAACAAAGGCGAAAGCCAGAAAGAAGATAAGGCGTAAAATGAAAAATGAAATCAATGAGATCGAAATTAACGGCGAGATCTATGTGAAGAAATCTGAGGTGTCGCAAAACGCACCAGAAAAAGATGGCATGAAATATTGCATTGTTCGCACTTATTCGGCTGGTGTGTTTGCTGGATATGTTGAATCTCGCAATGGACAAGAAGTTGTGATGCGTGATGCGCGCAGAATTTTTTACTGGGATGGCGCAGCTTCATTGTCTCAGCTTGCGATGAGTGGAACATCAAAACCACAAAATTGTAAATTTCCAGAGGCGGTTGACCGTGTTGAATTACTTCAAGCGATTGAGATTTTGGACGTTACTGAAAAAGCTCAAAAGTCTATCGCATCTGTTGGCATTTGGAAATGTTAAGGAGCTAAGTATGGAAACGGTTTCGAGTGGTAAAGGCTCAGGCTCGGGCTCAGGCTCGGGCTCAGGCTCCGGCTCCGGCTTCGGCGACGGCTTCGGCGACGGCTCCGGCTACGGCTACGGCGAAGGCTCGGGCTCAGGCTCCGGCTCCGGCTTCGGCGACGGATTGTAACAACTTTCCCCGCAATGGTGCATGGATAAATTTAACTCCGCATGGGCGGGGAATGAATGGAGGAATATGAAACTAATAGAGATATTAAATCAATATCGATTTGATTTTGATGGAATTTTAGAATGCGAGCATTGCGGATCAAATCAAACAGTGAAAAATGGTTATGACGACACAAATTATCATGTGAATGTTATTCCTAAAATCACATGCATTAATTGCAGCAAATGTCGAGATGGAACAATCGGCGATCCACATAATATTGCTGGCGGGAAATTAGTTCACAAAATACCAAAAACAATAGAGGCGTGGGCTTTTAAATAACCCCACCCACGAGGAGCGAGTGTGAATTGTTTCGTTTGCAATACAGAAATCGGCAAGCAGGTTCTTCAGCAACCAATTAAGTGTGAAGGCCGAATCCTTCCGGCGCATTTCAATTGCGGAATCGAATGGTCTGAGAAGGAACTTGAGGTTTTTAAGATCACGTTTGGAAATTCATACTACACGCTCACTCCCGATTTTGATGGGATGGAGGTCGGAGATGTTTTTGAGGTCGAAAAGGTTTTGATGAAACAAGGAGAATTTTATGCGTTGCCAGAATTTCAAGGGTTCTAACAACCCCCGCTTTGATGCGGCGGAGTTTAGGGAGGATGGATGAAGGTTAGAACACTAATTGAAGAGTTGAGTAAATTAAACGGCGATCTTGATTTGATTTTGCAAATTGATCAGGAAGGCAATGGATACGAAGAGGTTAGAGGCATCGAAGAATGCAGTTTCGATGGTGATAGCGCGCTTCACCCAGATGACCTTGAAGAAGGTGTTGAATATGAGAAAAGGGCGGTGATTTACCCATGACCCCGCGCCGCTATTCCGTTTGGTCAAATTTGTTTCGGGAGGATGGATGAGTTTATGGGTTATATAAGACATGATGCAGTGATTGCAATTATCGGTGATTATTCTGAGGAAGATAAAAAGGCAGCGAAGGATATTGAAAAGCTTCGACGAAAAATGAAAAATGATAAATCCGGAATTCGTGGCGTTCCAAACTGTATTCTTGGGCCAACCCATGGTGTGAATGGGTATAAAACTTATTTGTTTTCGCCAGACGGCTCTAAAGAGGGTTGGGATACATCCGAAGAATGCGATCGTTATCGGGCAGAATTTATCTCCATTATTAAGTCCACAGAATATCCAGCAATGGTTCATCTTCAATTTGGCGGTGACGACGGTGAAACAATTATTCATGATTCAACCGACCAAAGAAAAGGTTGGTGATATATGAAGAATTTAATAAAATTTTACACGTTCGAGATATTCCTTCCAATTTTAGTTACCTCGTTTGTGGTTGCACAGGTATCTAGTGTATTTTGTGGAGCCGTTTTTCCAAAACCTAAATGCCACATCATTGGCCGATGGGATTATGTATTTCCTGGATGGGTAGCGGCGTGTGAAGTTAGAAATTGGCTTGATTATGAGGAGGCAGAATGATCAGCACCGCGAGACTAAGGGAGATGATCGAATTGGCGGGGAAGGCGACGCCTGGAAATTGGGAAGTGTTGGGGACCAATAGTGGCAGTAAAAGCCGCTATAGAATAATGCCTGACCCAAAAACCACAGAACAACAATATATTAACGCAAGATTTATAGAGTCAGCTGACCCCACTACAATCCAATCCATCCTCACAGAGTTGATCGAGGCGAGGGAAGTGATCAAATCTATTGCGAGCCAAAATGAACCAATGCACTCATATCAAAAGTATTGGTTAAAAATTAGTCATGAAGACTGTGCTCTTGTTTTGGCGAACGATACAAAAGTTTCACGAAAACACCTCAAGAAATGGAGTGGGGAATGAGCACAGACGGCGACATTACTGGCTGCCTTTGGTTTATCATAGGGTTTTTTACACCCTGATTTATCAATTGGATTAGGAGATTCAAGGCGTGAGTAAAAGAGAATGTGACTGGTATGGAACTGAACTTTTTAAATCAATAAAAGGCATGACATTTTCGAGCATCGAAAAAATCGGGAATTATGAAATAAAGTTTACAGAGTACAGTGGGCGTAAATTTATGATGAGTTGTTATGATGATTGCCGCGCTTCTTGTACTATTGATGAGGTCCACGGTGACCTGTCTGATTTAGTTGGGTCTCCTATTTTGTTGGCTGAAGAAGTTGTTAGCAGAGAAAATCCTGAAGGTGTCACCAAAGGATATCAAGATAGCTTCACTTGGACTTTTTACAAATTAGCCACAATCAAAGGCTCAGTAACCATTCGCTGGTATGGCGAATCGAATGGGTACTATTCTGAGTCCGTAACATTTGAGGAATTAAAATGAGCAAGTTACCAGGAAGAATCGGAAAATGTGTGCTCTGTAAGAAACGTAGAAAGACAGCCCTCATTGTTGTTTTTGGCTTAACCATTCGATCATGTTTTAAATGCTGGGAGTATAAAAAATGAGCACAGACGAAAAGCGACCGAGAGAATGGAAAGCATTTGTTCAAGATGAATCTCTTTTTGGGCATGAGAATATGACCGAGGCTCACATTCGTGCGCTTAAAATAAACCAGCCGATAATCACAGTGCGCGAAGTCCTCCCAGGCAATCAAGGCATCGAATGTGGTCCTTATGGAACTGCGGGAGGAACTTTCACTCCAAAACCAGGCAGGAGCGACACGGAGAGACTGGATTGGATGATAAAAACGGAGTACAGAATTGTGGAGATTACTAAGGGAATATTTTATTTTAAAATCGGAGGTGGAATTTTTGAAGCAAAATCACCACGCGGAGCCATCGACGCGGCAATGGACCAGGAGAGGCCAACCACATTAGCACAACTACCAATTCACGCATGTGATCGAGCCCCAGATGCTTCAGCAACATTAACCACCAATAGCAAATGCCCATACTGTGGCGGAGGCATCCTATGACCCACGCACCATCATGCTTAATTTATATTTGCTCTTGCGGAGGTAAGAAGAAGTGATCGACAAAAAATGGCTGGACAAAAACGGACTGGTTCGCACGAAGGAAATGTTTGAGGATTCGGGCAACGGAGCGGCGTATAGTTGTCTCGCTAATATTTTGTGCGAAGGAACTTATATTCCACTGACAAGACTTTGGGATGCGAAGCGAGGAGTATTGGTTCGAACTCCTCAAAACACATATGGAAATGAGAGTTGGGACAACTACCTAGCGGTCGCTGTTTATTGTTTAATGTTCAATAAAAGATGGGCGAGAGTCATTCTTTGGTCTGCAATTAAAAAACTTGGTTTCATGCAAAATTCATTCGAGAAAGGTGATTTATGGAGAAGTCAGATGTTCAGGTTTCCGGTAATTTGGGTGGTGATGATTGCTGCTGCATTCAAAATTATTGCGCCATTAAGTCGATTGATTCTCCAGGCTATGTGTATTTTTCATACTTTAAATCTTGCAGACGCAAGCGGAACGCAGCTTCAGTTTTTACAAAGATGGGCAATATATCGGATGGGTAATCCAAAGCCGATGAAGAAATTCCTCCAAAGCCTTAAAGATCAAGGCACTTCGATGAAAGAGGTCATGACTGGTTACTGGCAAGAGGGACATCCGGTTCTTGATGGGTACGACAAATTCGAGAAAATGTTATTGCATAAAAATTAGCCATATGGATTAAAATTGTAATCGGGGGAGGGATAGCAGCACTGGAAGCTTCTAGGCCTATTCTTGTGATTTCTGATCTTCAAATACCCTATGAGCACCCGAAGGCGCTCTCATTCTGTACCTATCTAAAAAATCATTATAAAATACCCGATGAAAACATTTTAAATGTTGGAGATGAGACAGATGGTTACCATGCTGGCGATTGGCCTAAAGATCCAGACGCGGAGCTTTCGCCTGTTCATGAGCTTTCAATAACGAGGGAACGATTAAGACAATGGGGCGAAGTATTCCCTATAATGAAGCTTTGCATTTCTAACCACGGTATGAGGTGGATTAGAAAAGCCACAGGAGCTCAAATTCCTTCTCAGATCATTAAATCATATCAACAGATATTCGAGACACCGCAAGGCTGGCAATGGCGCGAGGAATGGCGTTTCAATCAATTAAAACACCCATTCAGAATGATTCACGGCATGGGATACAGCGGAAAGGATGGGCATATAAATGCGGCCAAGGATGCTCAAATATCCACAGCTATTGGGCACCTGCATTCATATGCTGGAGTAAATCACGTCAGAATGATGGGTTCTGAAAGAATGTGGGCGATGAATACAGGATGCCTTATTCGTGAGGAAGCGGTAGCATTTAAATATGGGAAGTATTCGAGACCAAAACCTACGCTTGGATGCGGAATTATATTTAACTCAGGCTCAATGCCCGTTTGGATTCCATTGGAATGAAAATACCTAACGAAATTAGAATCAAGCGAGATGTTACTTATGCGATTTTATGGCGTGATTCAATGGGCGTTGATTACAAGGGTAGAAAGATTTACGGCGAGTGCAACGGAAAAGAAAAACAAATTATCTTAACAATTGATCAATCGAAAACAGAGTCAATCAAAACACTAACCCATGAAATTTTCCATTGCATCGAGTACGAATATAAAATAGCTCTTCCACATCCAATTATCTGCATTTTAGAAGAAGCGATATATCGCATACTAAAGCTAAATGGTTTAATCTAGTAATGGGGCCATTAATTATTTGACTAATGGGGCCATTATTGTTATTCTATATTCATGAACATAGCGGATATTTTAAAGGCAAGAGCGCAAGAACGAACGGAATTAGAAAACGAGCATTGCAAGCTTTCAGACGAAATAATTGAAGTCGAAGTTTATAGCGACGATTTCATTAAAATTAGGGCGGCTGACGTGATTGAAGAAATAATGAACTCAAAAGAATTTGAAGTATTTATTTTAAGAGAAATCTTAGGAAGCGGCAATTCTAATAAATTGAATCAATTCATTGATGCGGCCATTTATAAAGTAGCATCTAGAGCGAGGGAAGAGCGATATGCAAAGTCTTAGATTCTTAAATCTTAGTTATTTATATAAAGAAAAGCTAATTACACTTGATCAATTTTTAAGAGCAATAAACGATTTGAATTGGAGAATGAACGATGAGAACTAATTTTAAAACAAAAGCAGGAACAGAGCTTCCAATCCTTAACCTAAAAGGAAAGGAATATTTGCAAGTAGCATATCGAATCCAGTGGATGCGTGAGGAGCACCCAGATTGGTCAATTGAAACCGAACTCGTTCAATTCAATGAGACTTTTGTTGTTGCAAAAGCCGTGATCAAAAGTGAAAAAGGCGTGATTATTGGAATGGCTCATAAGCGCGAAGATATTAAACACTTCGCAGACAATATCGAAAAAGCAGAAACCGGATCTATTGGGAGAGCTCTTGCGCTTTGTGGATATGGTACACAGTTTTGCGCCGACGATTTGGACGAAGGACAAAGGCTTGCAGATTCACCGCTCGGATCTCAGGCCGGAGTTAGACCCGATCAACCGGGAGAAGACGACGGCGACCCGAATGCGGTTCATGAATATAGGCCTGGGTTTGGACAATGGTCTAAATACACTTTAAAAGAAATCGCATCTCTATTCGAGCGCGCAAAAATTGAAGACTATATGGACAAGCTTGAGAGCTATATCGAGCAAGGAAAGTTTGTAGAAAATCACGATAAGATGAAAGATTTTATCGCGAGAATGTCACACTATTTAGCGGAGATGGAAAATGGATGATTATAAATTAATTGACGACATTTTAGGGTTGATCTTGGGTGTATCAATGACATTTGTTTTGTTTAAGAATTGGAAAGGATTGAAGGAATGATCATGGAAAAGAAAATCAATCTAAGACTTAGTAAGAACTTGTCAGACGCTTTAGAAAGATTTGCTTTAAAAAAGAACATAAGCCTTAATGGTGGAATAAATTCTATCCTTCACCTATTCATGGACGCGTTAGACAAAAAATATCAGAGACAAAAAAACGTGGTAGAATTTAGAAGTGCGAACAAAGGGAAGCGTAAAAGTATTTAGAACCTTAAAAACATCGGATATTCTCACGATTATCGGCTCTCTCTTGGAAGAAGTTCAAACCGAAGAAGGTCAAAAGTTCGAGCATTTCTTTAGCGACGAAACCACGATGACCGTAAAAGTCGGCACACAGCTTTTCGTTTTAACGGCTCAAGTCAAAGATAAATTCAATTAGCCTTGCGGTTGCCATAAATCGGCATCAAACTGGAATGGTTCGCATATACTCAAGGGCTTCGTATGGGTCCGTCGGTCTTGCCCTAGATCGGCGGGCCTTCTTTATTTGTAAAGACTTGTAAAGTTTTGTAAAATGTTAATATTTCTTTACAATTAAAATAGTCAACATTAGCCTTAAATTAGATTGTGTCCGGTGGATCAATCCAAACTTTTCCGGTGGGGGGTTTAGTGGAAGAAAATATTACCTTTCAAGCCTATTTCAATAAGGCAACAACCGTCATCGACGGCGGCATTAGGGTCTCATTTGACCTATCTCAAGATCAAGCGCAAGCAATGATTGAACTAATCAGATTGCAAGGGAAACTACTTCAAATAGCTGTCATACCAGTTCCAATTGGATTAAAAAATGGCTGAAGAAAAAATCAATGGAAGGCCATCTAAATACAAACAAGAATACGATAAATTGCTAGTTGATCACATGGCTAGTGGCCTTAGTTATCTTTCATTTGCGGCAGTAGTTAACGTGAACGAGGACACTCTTTATGAATGGGAAAAAGTACACCCAAGCTTTTCCGAAGCCAAAAGGGACGGTTTTAGTCGGAATAGGCTTTTCTGGGAAAAGCTAGGCGTGGATTATATTACCCATCAAGATTCTAAATTCGGATCATCACCAAAGTTGAACAGCACGGTTTGGATTTTTAATATGAAGAACAGATTTCCTAGAGAATGGCGAGACCGAGTTGAAGTCGCTGAGACAAAAGCACCAAAATCTTTTAATGTAAAATACGAACGCAAAAATAAAAAAGAATGAGTGAACAGAATAGATCAACGCCGAGCTATTTTGATTTCAACCCTAATTTTATTCCTTATCAGATAGAAGTTTTAGATTCATTAGACGCTTATGATTATTCTCAAGGACTTCATGAAGTTTTATTGTCTGGCAGTGTTGGATCGGCGAAGTCGATTCTATGTGCTCATGCGGCAGTAAGACACTGCATCGAGAATGATCAAGCGAGATTCATTATCGGCAGAAGAACACTACCAGACATTAAAAAAACAATGTTTCAAATGATCGTCGAGCATCTTGAGTGCGATGAACTTGAAGAGGGTAGAGATTATTTCTTAAGAGAAAACACTGCAGAAGTATTCTTTAGAAATGGTTCAGAGATAGTTCCTTATTACTGGGCAGATAAAAAGTTTAAGCGTGTGAGATCGGTGAATGCGAGCTCTGGTTGGATTGAGGAGTTAACCGAGAACGATGAAAAGGATTCTAAGGCATTCTTTGAAATGAAGGCTCGTCTTGGACGATTAAAGATAAAAGAGAAGTTCCTTTTGTGTTCAACTAACCCAGATTCTCCGGCTCACTGGGCGCATAAATACTTCATCGAAGGATCTAAAACATCAAATACAAGGCACGTTTTTTATTCTAAAACGAGAGATAATCCATTCTTAGATCCAAGTTACATTAGACAGCTCGAGGAAGATCTAGACCCTAAAGAAGCAAGACGATTAATTCATGGCGAATGGGTAGAAATTAATTCAGATAGAATTTATAGCCAATATGACTCAGAAAAGAATTACATTAATAAACCATACACAATTAAACGAGGTCACCCAATAGCTCTTTGCTTTGACTTTAATATCGGTCACGGGAAGCCTATGTCATCATGTGCTTTGCAAAGCGATGATAAGGAGTTTCATATATTTAATGAGGTAGTCATCGAAGGAGCGAGAACTGAAGAGATCATGGATGAATGGTTTGAAAAAGGAATCTTTAACCATGGATCTAAAATATTAATTTACGGCGATGCGTCGGGAAGAGCTAGGGATACTAGAAACATTCGATCTGATTACGATATTATCGAAAATTACCTTAAAAGAATTCAAGGTCTTAAATATGAAATGCGAGTTCCTCGAGATAATCCTGCAGTGAGAACAAGGCATAATCTGGTTAATGCGTATTGCTTAAACGAGGCCGGAGAGCGTCGCCTGTTTGTTTACAAAGATGCGAAGGTGACTCATGATGGAATGAGGCTAACAAGCTTGAAGCCTGGGGGAAATTATATTGAGGACGATTCAAAGCCTTATCAACATGTTACCACTGCGCTCGGATACTGTGTTGTTTACGAACACCATAATAGAAAGTTACAACCTATTTCAAACCAAAGAAGGTAAATAATAATGGCAATTAATCTTTTAAATTCATCAGTCAGAAAGCAGATAGTAGAAGAAACAAAAGGTTCTGAGAACATGAAAAGGAAATCTCTAAGCTTTGAACAATATGAGATTTTTAGAGATAGAATTAGGCCTTATGTCGAAAAGTATTTAGAGGATTTTTATGCTGCTTCTTCGATTAAAGAAATGCCAATCGTTAGTTCAATCAATATGGCTAAACGAATCGTTACACAAGAGGCAAGTCTTTATAAGTGTGGACCTGAAAGAACTTTCTATAATGTCACAGAAGAGCAAGCGATCATCCTTGGAGAGATTTACGAGGACATGAAGGTTGATACAGCCTTTTTAAAATCTAATCAGTATTACAAGCTTCAAGAGCAAAATCATATTTACGTTGTTCCAATGGGTGGGAGATTAAAGCTAAAAGTTTTACTTGCTCACCAACTAGATGTCGTTCCTTCTACTGCCGATCAAGAGGTTGGTGAAGTTTATATTGTTAACGGTTTTGACAGAAGGTCAGAAGCAATTAAAGTAACGAGCAGCGGAGATTCATCAAACGAGATTATTGCCGATGAAGATGATTACCAGTCTCGATTGAATATGGCCGCAGTTTGGTCACCTTTATTTAATTTTATCATGGATGAAAACGGAAACATTGTTTCACCTGAAACAGAAAATCCAATCTTAGGAATGGTTCCATTTATCGACATTCATGCTACGAAAGATGGCGAGTATTGGGTTAGGTCTGGTGCTGCTCTTAATGATTTTACAGTTCAATTCAATGGATCTTTGACAGACCTACAGCACATTATCAGAATGCAGGGATTTGCACAGGCGTGGGTTAGTGGTCCTTCTGAGCTATTGCCTCAAAATATTAAGATTGGTCCTAGTTACGTTTTAAGACTTCCAACCGATAAAAACAATCCTGATGCTAAAGCGGAGTTTGGTTTTGCTAATCCTAATTCTGATATTGCTGGATCTATTGCGTATTTAGAAAACCTTCTTTCAATGTTTTTAACCTCAAGAGGATTAGATCCTAAGCTTGTAAATGCCAAGGGTGAGGCCAGTAAATATTCTTCCGGATTTGATCGCTTATTATCAATGATTGACCAATTTCAACCTTCTGAAGCTGACAAGGAAATATTTGAAGATGCAGAAGCAAAGTTATTTGAAATCATTAAGCGTTATATAAATACTTATGCTGGCACTCCGATACTTGGTAAGTACAATATTGGTCAGATTCCAGAGGATGCTTATGTTGAGATTAAATATCATAAGCCTCAAGCTGTAGTGAGTGAACAAGATAAACTTAATATTATCGCTCAAAAATTAGAGCTTGGATTAATGACCAAGGAAGAGGCTATCGCTTATGATCGAGAAATTGATCAAGAATCAGCCTCAGAAATTTACAAGAAACTTGAAGGCGAAATGAGACCCGATGTAAATGGCTAATGGACCTGGAATTAAATTATCTCAGGATTCAGTTACGCAAGAGATCGACTTGAGCGAAGTTGTAGGAAAAGACATTTCTAATGACCCGTTGCTTGTTAGAAAAATAGGACAAGGGATAATTGATTACATTACTGAGAGAAGCGCAAAGGGGCTTGGAATAGGTGGGAACAAACTTAAATCTCCTTATTCAAAAGATTATATTAAAAGCTTACCATTCAAGGCGGCAGGTAAATCTCCTAATAAGGTCGACATGCGATTGTCTGGAGATATGATCGGTTCTCTTGATCTATTGGAGGAGAACGGATCTGTGATTAAATTTGGAATAGATGAACCAGATCAAGCCGTTAAAGGTTATGCACATCAAACTGGATTTGAAGGACACCCAACGATTAAAGGTCCAAAGCGTGAATGGTTTGGAGTTACAATTGATGAGATTAAGAAGAATGTAATTCCAAAATTTAAAAGCGAGATAAGAAGTAGTGCCTCAACTCTTGCCGCAATACTTGCAAGTGAAGAAGCAGTCGCGCAGCAAAATAGGGTCATCAATGTAATTAACGCTTCTGATCTTTTTGAGGAAGAGCAGTGATTAAGTTCAAAATCAAAAATGCATCCATTGATAAAATAGAATCTGACATAAGAAGAAAAGCAGAAGCATTGATAAAGAATCCAGAAATTCTAAATGAACTAGCTGATACAGTTATTCAGGATATTAAATATCAAACTAAGAGAGGCGTATCGGCAAAGACTGGCGAACGCTTAATGGGATTGTCTGATTCTTGGAAAAAAAGAAGAGCAAAAATTGCGAGTTCAATTTCAACTGGAGAACTTTTTTCTGTAAACAGATCCAATTTGACACTAAGCGGCCAGCTTCTTGATTCTATTTCAAAGAAGATTTCTAGCGTTGTAACGATATTTTTTGACGGTGACCATATGCCGTATCGCGTGAGGAGAAAGGATGGAACTGGCAGCTATAATGTAGGTGAGCGAATCAAAAACGAAAAGCTAGCAGAGTATGTTCAAGAGAAGCGGCCATTCTTCGCTGTGAGAGATTCTTTAATCCCTCGACTTAAAAAAATTGTAATTAAATACATTCGTCGTAATATTTAAGAAATATTAACAATTGCAAATAAAAAGGGGGCAATTAATAATGAATGAAGAGGCAAATAGCGGCGGTGCCGCAGGGTCTGAAAATGTCGGTGACAGTCAGCCAGGTAAAAACTCGGTCAAGTATGAAACCTACAAAAGAACAGTTGATGAGGTAAAATCTCTTAAAGCTGAACTCGAGAGCTTTCGTACTAAAGAATCCGAACGTGAAAGCAAAGCCTTAGCAGAACAAGGAAAATTCAAAGAGGCGCTAGATGGAGCTCTGAAAGAGAAACTCGATCTTAAGCAAAAACTAGAAGCCAAAGAAAAATCCTTTGCTAAGTCAATGTTTGAAGCTGAAGCGAAAAAAATGGCTTTAGAGTTCGGAGCGATGCCCGATGCCTTGGATGACATTGTTAAAGTTGGAGATTGGTCATCTGTAGAAATCGACACCGATAACTTCAGAATCAACTCAGACCAGCTCAAAGAATCAATGTCAAAACTACAAAAAGAAAAGTCTTTCTTCTTTAAGAAGAATGCTCAAGCTCCAAATGATGTTCATACATCTGCGAGCGGATCAATGCCAAAGGCAAAGGGTCTGGGGGAACTGAGCAAGGACGAAATCATGGCGCAGCTAAAGGCGCTTAAATAGTTTTCTAAGGGGGAAAACATGGCAGCTAACGTACTAACTAATACTAAACAGGATCTCATTGCAGCTCTTGTTTTGCGCGAATTAAAAGAAAAAGCATCATTATTGCCTTTCTGCGGTGATTATTCTTCACTTGCTGTTAAAGGTGCAAAAAGCATCTCTTTGCCGAAGCTTTCTAGCTTCACAGTTCAAAGCAGAACTTTGGGTTCAGCGGCAACTCCAAACTCTGCCTTAACTGACAGCAAAGATACTATTGATATTGATAAGCATAAGATTGTGCTTTTCAGTTACGATGCACACGATGAAGTTCAGAGCACTATTGATTATATGGCTTCTGCAATTTCTCGCGCTTCAGGCGCTCACGGTCGCCAAATCAACAGCGATATTTTGACCGAATGGTCAAGCGTTGCTGGTCTTAATATCAATGGTGGAACTCCTGCAGACATCACTGCGGCTGACATTCTTGATATGCGCGAATTTATGTTACAAAATTTTGCAGATATGAGTAAGACATGGTTGATTGTTGGTCCAGATCAAGAAAAAGCCATGCTTAAGCTTTCAGAATTTTCTCGATATGATTATCGCGGGATTCCCGGCTCTCCATTAGTTAATGGGATGATCGGTAGCGTTTATGGTGTGCCAGTAGTGGTTCATACTCAAATCGCTGCTCAACAAGCTTTCATGGTTAACGCTGAAGGTTCTGGTTTCGCATTCCAGAAATCTCCTGCAGTTGCTGAGCAATCAGATGTTAGCTTCGGAACAGGTGGACGACTCGTTGCTGTTGACTGTGACTATGGCGTAAATGGATTACAGCTTGGTCAAGGTTCTGCAGCTTCTGGTAAATCTCCATTTATCGTAAAACTAGCTGACTAATGTCGATTGTCCATAGCGACAAAATACCTAATTACATCGCCGCCGGAACTCCAATGGGGCTTCGGCGGTTGATGATTTTGAAAAATGCAAAGCTCGGCGGAATGGTCGAGTATTTCAATATCCAATACGCAGAAATAAACGGGAAGAAAATGTGGGTCGCTTGGTATTACGAAACAATAGACGACTCACAAATTAATGAACTATCGAGTAATCAATGAGCTTACCAGATAATAGAATAGATCGAGAGTTTGATAAGTTTAAGAATACTTCTCAAGGTACAGCGGTTAAAGTTTCTATTGTTGAAGGCGGCGGTGGTGGCGGTGGCGGTGGTGGAGATGCATCGCTCGCAGAGCAACAAGTTCAAACAGCATTACTCACGGATATCGAGTCGAATCAAACTGATGGAACTCAAAAAACACAAATTACAAATGGAACAATAGAGGCAGGGATTAAGGATCTTTCCACAGCAATTGTAGGAACAGATAATGGATTAATCACTCATTCGGTCATTCATGGAAAAACAACTGGCGGTGGTGGTGGTTACGTTGATGTTAAGGTAACTCCTTCTGGAGCGATGGCCACAGAATCAGTCATCACTAGCTCAGTACTTCCAACTGGAGCATCGACCGAAGCCAAGCAGGACGTTGGCAACGCTAGTTTAGCGAGCATTGATTCTAAATTAACGTCTCCAATAAATGTTCAAGCTACAAATCTTGATATCAGAGACTTATTATTCGCATCTGATAAAGTTGACGTTTCTGGTTCGTCTGTAAGCGTTTCAAATTTTCCAGCAACTCAAGATGTTAACATTGTTAGTTCTGTAGAGGTTGAGGTTAAAAACGATTCTGGAAGCCCTGTGCCCGTATCTGCAGCGTCTTTACCGCTTCCAACTGGTGCAGCAACAGAAGCAAAACAAGACGTAGGAAACGCGAGTTTAAGCAGCATTGATTCAAAGCTAACATCGCCACTGACTGTTCAAGCGACAAACTTAGACACACGCGATCTAGCATTTGCGACTGATAAGGTAGACGTTAGCGGATCTTCTATCGCATTAGATGCACCAACTTTGGCAGCGCTTGAGAGCATTACGGTTCAAAATGGCGGCGGTGCCTCGGCAGTAAATATTCAAGACGGTGGTAACTCGATTACCATTGATGCCACTTCTTTACCGTTGCCAACTGGAGCTGCTACGGCTGCAAATCAGGCGACTGAAATTGCATCTCTTGCATCCATTGATGGGAAATTAAATTCACTTGGTCAAAAGGTGATGGCCGCAAGCGTTCCTGTAACGATTGCATCGGATCAATCTCCTGTTGCAGCCGGTGTGAGTGTTACTGATAACTATGCGCCAAGCTCACCATACACAGAAGTTTCGACAGAAAAATTAAAAACTGATCCAGATGGGCAATTATTAGTGAGAGGTGATGTTTTAACTGATGAGGGAACATTTCGGGATGATTTCTCAGGTGCCACTTTAGACGCTACTGTGTGGACATCGGCAATCACGACTACTGGGTCGATCAGTGTTGCAAACTCTTTAGCGTCTCTTTCTACAGGTAATAACGTATCAGGATCGGCATATATATTTTCAGATGGTGACTATGGGCCAATTTCATTTCGTGCTCAATTAAGTATCTCGCAAAGGGTTGCCAATCAAACTACAGAGGTAGGTTTTAGGGATACAGTCGTTGCCCCAACTAAATTTGCATTTTTTAGATTTACGGGAACTTCTGTCAATCAAGTAATTTGCGTGAGCGGTTCGTCAACGGCAGCGGCTGACACTCAAACTACGACAGTCACTTTAAATAACTATTCTTCAACAAGCTCAAATGATTATTATGTAGAGGTACAGCCTGATCAAGTATCGTTTCTAGTTAACAATCAAATCATAGCCACTCACAGATTGCATATTCCAGGGCCGTATGATGTGTTAAACGTTCATTCAGGAATATCAAACACAGGTGGGCCGGGAAATAACACCACGCTTGCGATTGACTATATTTATTTTATCAATCAAAATTCACTACAAGTTAACAACTCATTCCAAGGTGATGCTTTACCAATAAAATACATCCCATCTAATATTGCCACTTACTCAGCGGCGGCCACTGATGTCGTCATGGCAAATACCCCAACTGATGTTTTCACCATTACAGGGAGTGCTACAAAAATAATTAGAATTAAACACATTTCAGTAGACGGTACTCAAACGACGGCGGCAAATAGATCTGTGCTTTTAATTAAAAGGTCTACTGCTAACACAGCCGGGACATCGACGACGTTGACCAATGTTCCATTTGATTCGACGGGGGTAGCGGCTACGGCAGTAGTTAGGGCGTATACCGCTAATCCAACACTAGGGACGGCAGTTGGTACGATACATTCTGAAAAAGTGTATATCCCCACCGCTACGACTCTAGGTGATGAATGGAAATATGAGGCAACGGGGGATAAAGACGCGCAAGACATAGTTTTAAGGGGAACAAACGAGGTTCTATCAGTGAACTTTAACAGTGTTACCTCAGCGGGTAACTCAATGAATTTTTATATTACTTGGACGGAAGAATGATAAACGTAAGCTGGACACATCTTAAGAATTTTGCAAATGAAAGGAATGTTTCGATTCAGAAAATTGAAACAGATGATCTTTATTATTTATGGGCTTTCGACGGTCCGATGTGTGTTAGTGCTCAGATTAAAAAAGAAGATCCTGCAAATGAAGATCAAACAGATTTTGAAACAAACTACATTGCAAATTCAAATAAACCTCCAAAGTCAAACGTAGTTACCGCTTCAGAAGTGAACGATAAAACACTTAGAACATTTTGCGTTTTTAATGAAACAGATGCGAATGGGCAAGCTGAATTTATCGTATTGGTGCCTCAATCAAAGAGGTATGTTGCATATGGTGACATTGAGTTTGAGCAAAGACACTTTGGTGACTATGTATCTAAGATCGAGGTAGTGGATATCGACAGATTGATCGCTTGGCAAACAGCACTTGCGATTAATCCAGCGGCGACTGAGCCAGTGGCAGATGAAATCGTACAGGCTAATGGATTTCCTTTTTATCCAGTGATTGGTCACTATGATGAAAAAGCCACAGCATCAATGCAAAATGATAATACCGTTGGGACATTAAAAGGCGGAATGGCTATGACTTTTGCTTATGGACTAACTGAAGCTCAGCCAATTGGTGGTTACGGTGAATTGCCTGGTGGTTTCTATTTTAGGGTATGCGCTCAAAAGGCGCAGGGTCATGGGGCTGGTTACAAATGCCAGCTTTCGATAGATTGGGCTGAACCAAATGAGTGAGTTTAAGACTGGTGATGTCGCATTCGTAATTCATCACGAGAACATTATTAGTAAAATCATTGCATGGTTTATGAAGTCTAAATGGTCTCATTCTGCCGTTGTTTACGGATCAATGGGAGATAAGACTTTCGTATGTGAAACGTCTGATTTTGAGGTCGTGATCAATAATCTCGATAGATATTTAAATGATCCAAGATGCTCAGTTGAAGTATACAGAAAGCCTTTAACACTTGATGACGCTGTCCTCATTCAAAAGAACTCTGACCAAATATGCGGAGTAATTTACGGATACCTGCAACTTATATCGCTTGGCATTAGAAGAATATTTAAACTTAAGATCAAAAACTTTTTTAAACAGGGCTTAGTTTGTTGCCACGTTATCTCTTATGCTTATGATGGAATAAGGGGCACTGGTTTTGAAAACTTAGAGCCAGAGTCATTTGATACCGAAGAGCTTTATCAAATTATTAAAAGCAGCGGTTGGGAAATGATTCATAAAAAGGATGGCAAATAATGGCTATTTTTGGAGTTTTAGAGTTAGAGGATGTGGTTCAGGTTGGCGATAAGACGCGATTGTCTGGAGTTAAATCATTCGTAAGTAAGGATGAGGCGGCGATCACATTAGTAAGAATTAAGCCTGAATCAACTGGTTCCTTTGTAACGGTTTCAGGGGTGTCTTTGACTTATAAAGATTGGTACTTGGATTGGTCTTATGCGACTAGCGGAACCAAAACAGTGACTATTGAAATTACAGCAGGATCAGTTCAGACGTTCACGAGAAATATTGAAGTTGTTTCAGAGGCAGACGATAAATTGCTTTCAAAGGATGCTGACTTGATTGCTTATGAGCCAGATATTCTAAAGTGGGTTCCATCCGGAAGGAGCTCATTTTTAAATCTGCATCGCGCTTCACAAAGATTAATATTAGACTGGTTAGATTCAATTCGTATCTGGCGTAATGACGGGACGAAATTGACCAAGGATGATATTTCGGTCACGGATGACCTCAAACAACTGAGCGCATTTTTGACCTTAGAAATGATTTTCTTTGGATTATCTAACAAGGTTGATGACACATTTCTTCAGAAGGCAAAGCTATATTATAGCAGAGCCGAAGGGGTTAAGAATCGTGGAAGGATTCAGGCCGATTTCAACGGAGATGGAGATTTAGATTCTGGTGAGAATGAGGACATGAAGTCGTTTAAGTTGGTGCGCGGATGAGTTTAACTGCGCCAATTCCATACGCTATTCAGGAAATGAATAAGCTTGGTTTTACCGAGTGGGAAGAGCCTTTTGATTTTGAGAATATTCCATCGACAATTCTTGATGGTGCATTTCATATCAGCATGGGTGAGTTCATTGGTGACACGAAGGATAATATCGCTCAATCAATTGATGCTCCTATATCGGTACGATGTTTTTTTAAGGGATTTAGAACCGTAAAGGAAGCTAGGGATACAGCGATATTGCGATGCAATGAAATAATTGCTGATTTCTTGAATCCTACAAATTTTAAAAGTTTTTCGCCTCCAATCACAGGAGTATTCTTTGATTCGGGTGCGATTGAGCCGCTCAATAATGAGCTGAATGATAATGTAGTAATTGCAGTTCTGACCTTTACAG